CAATTATTTCAAACTCGTTATGGATCGTAACATCCGTCAAACATGCGTCTTCAAATATTGTTTTTGTTTGTGGTAGTAGATGTTTAATGCTTGCTTCGAGTTCATCTTTTTGTTTTTTTAGACGCACAATCGATCTTGACAATTCATCGAACTCAGTGAGCTGTTGGCTCCGACGCTTCATCTCAATCTGTTTATTCAAAAATCGTGTATGCGCCATTTTTTCAAGCCTAGCCTTTTTTTTGACAGGGTCTTTCCAGTAATCCCTAATATGATCCATGCTGCACAATCCTTAAATATTAGGGGCGACCCGTAAAAGCCGCCCCGCTTCGTTTTACTTCTTCTTCCAGGGTGGCGTTGCAGCAGCAGCCGGTGCAGCAGCCGGTGCGCCACCTTCGCACGGCTCATATCCAACGATCTCATTCGATGCCTGATACTGACCTTCTGCGGGCTTCACCTTGACCGTGATCATGAGCGGCTTGTCGTGGAGGTCAGAACTCTCGTTCGGCATCATCACACCAACCGACCGGCAGATGGCCGAGAGCGTGCGCTGGGCAATCTCTTCCGCCGTTTTGTTGGGATTGTTGAGGTTCAGCCGGTCCATCAGGCTCACGCCTTGGTGCGGCCCTTCGATGATCTGGCAGGTCAGCACCAGCATCGAGCCGGTCTGTGCCTTGGTGGGGCGCTCCTCCGACTTCGTGATCACGGCCTTGTACTTTCCAGCCGGGATAACCTCGCGTGGCGCACTCGGCTCCACGACATTCGCATCGAATCCATTCAGTCTCATTCTCTTCTCCTACTTTGCTACAAAGGCTTCAAAAGGGTTGCCGCTCTCAAAGGTGAACGGCAGTGGCTGGGTGACGTTGAAACGGTTCTTCGTCACGCTCGAGGCTTGCGGGAAGCAGATGATCTCCCGGTCGCCTGTGCTGATCGCCCGCTTCTTGTCGCCATCACCTCGGACGTAGGTCTTGAGCCGGATCAGGCCCACGAGGTCAACGTTGTCGGTGTAATGCGGCAATGACTTCTTGTGCATCCGCACCGTGTATCTGGCAAATGGATCAAAGTCTGGCAGATCGAGCGTCTCGGTGTCAGCGTGGCCGATGAAAACCACGTTCATGCCGCGTTCGTAGGCTAGTGCGCCAGCCCATTCCCGCACCTGCCGGTGCTTCTCGGCGGCGGTGTTATAGCCAGCGCCGTAACCGCCACCGGCTAGGTTGATTGACTTGGCTTTGGGATCGGCTGCAACAATCTCATGCTCGATGAGCGTGGCAAGCTGCGTGATGCTATCAATCACGACCGTCTTGAAGTCGTGCTCTTGAGTTGCCAGTGCCTCGATCTGGTCAAGCACTTCCTGGCTTGATGAGACCAGCGGGAAAAGCATCACCTCATCGTTGCCAGCCAAGCTGGCGGTTCCGTCTTCGGTGCGGATGAACACCGGCCTCGGGAACATCGCAGCCAAGGTTGATTTGCCCATGCCGCCCTCACCAAAGAAGGTGGCGATGATTGGGCGTTGCCCTTTCGGGCGCTCCAGTTTCTTCAGATCAATTGCCATCGTTCTCGGCCTCCTTAACACCGAGTATCCTCATTGCCTCTCGCAGGTTCTCAATAGCGCACCGCACATGATGGTCGCGGTTCACCTTGTCGGTCTTTGCAATGACCAAGTGGTCGCGGGCATACTGCAATGCGTCTGCTGCTCCGTAGATGTCCCTGCTCATTCCGCCACCACCTTGACGCCGATCTTCCCCGGCGTGGCCGTGATTGCCTTGGCAGCGATAGACCAGAGTTCTGGCCGCTCTTTTGCCAGCCACTTGCATCCGGCATCGTCCACTTCGATCTTGACCTTGATCGGCCAAGCTTCGGCGGGCATGTCGTGCTTGACCGTCTCCCAGATTGCCAGATCGATCTTGCGATAGATCGGCTGGGTGAGCGTCACCCGATACGGCTCAACCTTGTGCGTGATCGCGCCTTCGGTCTTCGCGTCCAGTGCTTCGGTGATGTCTTGCTCGATCTTTCGACGCGCCTCAATGGCCTCGTCTTCACGGCGTTTGGCTTCAAGCCAGGCCCCGCAAAGGCCCGTAATGTTGCTGCTCATTGTCAGCCTCCTTTTCTCTCAACGGAATGGCTTATTGCATATTTTTGCAGGACGTGCAATAGAAAAAATTGCAATCACCAAACAGGAGACTGACCAATGTTATCCATCGAAGAGATTCGCGCCCGACTTGCCGGGGCTGACATTCCCGAGATCGTCAAGGCCACCGGCCTTTCCTACAACACCGTGAAGGCCATTCGAGATGGCGCTCCCGGCGCTCGATATGAGACGATCAAGCTGCTCACGGAGTTTTATGAAGGCCGTGCATAAATGACCATCATAGCGAGCATCAAGCAGTACACCGAACTCGGCTGGTATCTTGTCCCGATCCCGGCAGGGCAGAAGGGGCCGACATCCTACGGCTGGAACCAGAAGGACAAGGCACTTATCGGCCAGGGTGCCATCGACTTCTATTCCAAGAATCCGACTTGGAATGTCGGTCTCATCCATCAATGGACCGGCACATGCGCCATTGACATCGACCACATGGAATGGACGCGGATAATCTTCGAGGGGCTGGGGCTAGACCTTGACGCCTTGATGGCATCAACCGCCAGAATCCGGGGGCGTGAGGGCCGAGGCAAGCTGATCTTCCGCGCCCATCGGGATGACCTATCACGGCATTCCATCGCATGGCCGAACAAGGATGGCCGTGGCAACACAACCGTCTTCGAGTTGCGCGGTGGGCCGGTGCAAGATGTCCTGCCGCCGTCGATCCATCCCGACACGATGCAGCCCTATGTGTGGGAGGGCTTGCCGTTCGATCAGATTCCGATCTTGCCGCGTCAACTTCAAGTCATGTGGGACGAGTGGGACAAGTTGCGCCCGCAAATGATGGACTTGTGCCCGTGGAAGGTTCGGCCTGAGTATCAGGCCCCGGTGCGGGTTCGCGCACCCAATCCCGGCACATCGGTGATCGACGCCTATAATGCAGCGCACAATATCGGAGAGTTGCTGGTCAAGTATGGCTACAAGCGCACCGCCCCGAATCGGTATCTAAGCCCGAACAGCGGCACCAAGCTGGCTGGTTGTAACGTCTTCGACAACAACACCGCTTTCAGCCATCACGGTTCCGATCCGTTCGGCAACGAACACGCCTTCGACTGCTTCGAGCTTTACCTACAGTTCGAGCACGCCGGGAACATGAGTGCGGCGATCAAGAACGCAGCCCTCTTTCTGAACATCACGACCGATCCAAGCCATGAGTGGACGCCCGAGAAGCAAGCCGAGACTGACCACGGCAAGGCGGCAACTCCCGGCGTGCTGCCTTCAAAACGCACCACCACTGTTACGCCAGACAATCCGCTGGCATCTATCCCGGCGCACCTGCTCTCGATCCCTGGCGTGCTCCAAGACGTTGTGCGGTACTACGAAACAACCGCCATCAAGACGCAGCCGCAGTTTGCCGTGCAAGCCGCTATTGCCCTTGGTGCTGTTGCAATGGGGCGGAGATGGACAACCAGCCAGCGCAACTTCAGCAACCTATACCTGCTCAATATTGGCGAGACTGGTTGCGGCAAGGAACACGCCAAGACAGTCATTGAGGCCATGCTTGATGCGGCCCAGCTAGGGCATCTGCTAGGGCCAGCCGGTTACACCAGCGCCAGCGGCGTCTTCTCGGCTCTCATCTCCCGGCCCATTCACGTTTCCGTGATCGATGAGTTGGGCCGCACGCTCAAGAGCGCCGCGAATCGCTCGATGCAGCACAAGGCTGATAGCCTCACCGCCATCATGGAATGCTTCGGTCGGCAAGATGGCGTCTTGCGGCCGCAAGGATATGCCACCATCGGCTTAACCAAGGAACAGGCAGAAGCCTTCGAGAAGGTGATCAGAAGGCCGTCCTTGACGCTCCTAGGCATGTCTACGCCATCAGAGTTCTATGGGGCCATCTCAGGCGGTGACATCGCGTCTGGCCTTTTGAACCGCTTCCTTATCGTCAAGTCTGAAATCGGAGTTCAGATGAGCCAAGAGCGGCGGATCGTGCCGATTGGCGACCGCATCATCGGATGGCTCCAAGAACAGGCACAGGCGCACTCTGGGGCGGGAAACCTCACCGGCACCAATACCTATGACATGCCGCCCGATCCCGTCGAGGTGCCCTTTACAAGGCCAGCAATGGACATCCTGCGGGACTATGAGGCCGAACTGGTCGGAGCGATCAAGGGCGAGAACGAAACCGGCCTTGAGGCGATGTACAACCGCAGCCGCGAGATTGCCATGCGGATCAGCCTGATTGTCGCTAGGTCATTGGGCGAGACCGAGATTGGACCGGAGCCCATGCAGTGGGCGATTGATTATGTCAGGTTCTACAACCGGCGCGCAATCGCCATGTTCCGTGACAACATGGCCGAGAGCAGCCATCAGGCGATCTGCAAGGCAGTCATTGCCAAGCTTCGGTCATCAGGTCTCAAGGGGCTGACCGAGGCAGAACTGGGCAACCGCATCTCGGCGTTCGATGCCTTAACGCTTCGGGACCGAGGCCAGGTGATGGACAAGCTGGTTGCCGACTACGGCATCCAATGCCGCCACACCAATAAGGGACAGCGAGGAAGGCCTCGCATGGCGTGGTTCATCCCGGCACCGGAGGCTACGGAAGATTGACCTAGGGACATGAGCTAGTGGCAGGGCCTCGGAGCGATCCGGGGCCTTTTCTTATTTAAGGGGCCTTATTCGAGGGTGGGGCGTCACCCCTAAATGGATCGTGCAAGTGCTTGATGTTGCTAGTGTTGTATATATATAGAGAGAATTATACTATTTATATATATTACAGTACCACCACCCCACCACACACCACCAGCCAGCCGGTCGGGTCTGCCCTTCCGGCTTCACCCATAAATCATTTAATTGCCTTTAATGCCGTGATTAGCCTAAGCCATTGAAAGCACAAGCCAATCTGCCATTCTTTGGCGTTTTTGGTGCTCACGGCTATATAGACAGTTAATTAAAAGCCTAGCAATTTCAAAGGCTTAGTATTGGTATTTATGGGGATGGCGCTTTCTTGCACTTTTCTGCAACATAACGCTTGCAGGTTCTTGCAAGATGTGGGATAAGGGGACATCAACAGCGCAGGGCAATCCCGCCACTGCACAGCCCAAGGAGGGCCACATGCTTCTCGCTTCTTCCGCCTCCTACCGTATCCTCGCAGACCGCGCCGATGGTTCGGTTCTCGAATGCTTCACATGGCGCAAGTCTCCCGAGGCTGGCATCGAACGCGCCAAGCGCGATGCGGTGGCCTTCGGGTTCGCGGACCTCACCAACTTCCGCGCCGAGCCGGTTGCCTAAACGAGGGGCCTCACGCCCCTCACCCATCCACACAACAGGAGGAACTAAAATGCAGAAGAAAAAACCCGCCGTGTCCACGCAGCTTAAAGCCGCGAAGGAGCAGATCGAAGCAATGAAGGCGGAAATTGAAAAGCTGACGAACGACCGCGACGACCAGAAGAAGACCAAAGAGACCTATCTGTCCTTGCGCTCCGAATTGGAGAAGGAAATCCAACAGGTCCACATCCTGCTTGATATTCTGCCGGGAGCCGCGCCTCGCAAGGGTGAAACACAGGGATGGAATACTCCCACCTACGATCTAATGACCCGCCTAGCGGCATACCTTGCCAACCGCAGCTCTGGGTTTCCAATCGTTAAAGATAAAAAGGCGGAGTGAGCCATGATCGTCACCCCGCTCCAGGTTCCGGATCATCTTCGACAACAAGACCGCGAGGAAATCACCGAAAACAATGCCGCACTTGATATGGCATTCGATGACCTCCTCGATGCCCTGCAAGCCGCATATCCGAACGGACGCGACTATTCCACCAACGCCCGGCGAGCACTTGCCTATCAAGCACACTTCCAACGCATCAAGATGATCACAGAAATCCGCAATGACTTTCTGGAAGTCGCATTTAGGATCGACCAGCAATGACCACCAAACCCAACGGACGCCCGCCCAAGTATCCGTGGCGCACCATCGAAGTGGGCGAATCCTTCTTCGCTCCCGGTCGGAGTTCCAAATCGCTCCAGCACGATGCTGCCCGCTACTACCGCCCCCGCCGTTACACCTGCCGCAAGATCAGCCTCAGAGGCATCATCGGCACCAAAGTCACGAGGACTGAATGACAAACGAATATCCAACTATCAACCCGGAAGATCATAAAATCATTGTTTATTGGGAAGATTTTTTTCAATCGTATGTGGCGCACCTTGATGACCCAGAACATAATTTTGAAACACATGCCTATGCTCAGGGCACAACGCCTGAAATGGCTTTGGCTGGACTGCGTGATTTTTTAGACGAACTTGAAAGAGATGCTACCGATGAGGGAGACGAATGGCCATGACCTGGACCCCTATCGCCAAAGGCGAGCGCAAGCCACCGGGATACGTCCTCGTGACCTGTACCTACGAGACCAGCAAATTCGAGCTTGCCATGTTCGGCGGGCAGATCAAAACCTTCTATCGCATCCGCATAGGCCGATGGAACAAAACAAGCCAGAGATGGCACGACGATGGACCCCGAGGAGAGAAACTCAATAACGTCACCGCTTGGATGCCACTGCCACCCCCCTATGAGGCCACCCCATGACCGACTTCGCTGTCAAAGTCACCGTCCGCAACGCCAGACTCCTTCGCGCCATAAAGGCCGCAGGGTTCAAATCACAAGCCGAGTTCGCCAAGTTCATCGGCACCACGCCACAACGCATTGGCGAACTCCTCAACTTTAAGCTAAAGCCAGTTGTTAACGGCGACTGGTCATCCCTCGCAATGGACATCTCCTCCGCACTTCGCACCGAGCCGGAAGAACTCTGGCCGCATCACATGCGAGACCTGCTCACCGCCCGCAACTCTATCGAGGCAGAGATAGACGCCGAGCAACTGGCCCAGATCGCCGCACCGTCGAGCCTGGAAGTGGACAAGCCGCTTCTCGCCAAGCTGGTCGCCGCCATCACTCACCCACGCCGCCGCGCCATGATCGAAGCCCGTTTCGGCCTCACCGGAGAACCGGAACAGACGCTCGAAGATATCGCCAAGGACTATGGCGTCACGAGAGAGCGCATCCGGCAGAACGAATGGAAGGCCATTCGCGAGATGAGGGAAAAGGCTAGGCGCATGGGCATTGAAGTGCCAAAGCATCCATATCGGTATTGATCCCCCTGCGGTTTATTCCTCCCGCCGCAGCAAACTGGCCCCGCCCTTGTGGCGGGGTTTTTTTTGCTCTATATTGCGCCGCATGACACCGGACGAACTCATCCAATGGCGCACCTCGGTTGCCCTATCGAAGCGCAAGGCAGCAGAGGCCCTCGGCCTCGCACGCAACACGTTCCGAGCCTATGAAACCGGCAAGCAGCCGATTCCGCGATACATCGAACTTGCCGTTAAGGCAGTCACAAAAACCGACAATAAAAAGGACAGCAATGCTGACCTATAAGCTGATTTTAACATCTGACCTCATCCCGTACGCCCGCAACAGCCGGACGCACTCCGAGGCCCAGGTCACCAAGATCGCGTCCTCGATCAAGGAATTCGGGTTCATCAACCCCGTGGTGACGGACGGCAAGAACGGCATCGTGGCGGGCCACGGGCGCGTCCTGGCAGCGAACAAGCTAGGACTGAAGGAAGTGCCGTGCGTAGAGGCGGCGCACCTGACGGAGGCCCAGAAGCGCGCCTATGTCATTGCCGACAACCGGATGGCGCTCGATGCCGGATGGGACTTCGAGATGCTCAAGGTTGAATTGAAAGACCTCGAAGACATGAAGTTTGATCTGACTATCACCGGCTTCGAGCTGGGCGAAATGGCATCAATGTTTGATGAACTTCCGGAAGAAAAATATACAGACGGCAAAATCGGCAGCATGGCAAATCGCTATGGTGTCCCTCCATTTAGCATCCTTGATACACGACAAGGTTATTGGATAGAACTAAAGCGTAAATGGCGAGATCTAATCGGAGACAACGGAGAAAGTAGAGAAGGAACTTTAGCAGACGATAGCATTATGGCTGAAATGAATAATGGTGTAAGTTTACTAGACCCAGTATTAGCTGAAATATGTGTCTCATGGTTCGGAAAACCAGATGGTTCAGTGTTTGATCCTTTTGCTGGAGATACTGTTTTTGGTTTCGTTGCAGGTTCACTTGGCATGAAGTTTCAAGGGATAGAACTTAGAAAAGAACAAGCAAATCTTAATCAAGAACGTTGCGATAAGGCTGGCCTTGTGTGCAAGTATTATTGCGATACAAGCGAAAATATGGATTTATACATAACAAACGACAGCATGGATTTAATATTTAGCTGTCCACCTTATGCAGATCTAGAAGTTTATAGCGATGACCCTCGCGACTTGTCCAATATGACGCATGATAATTTTTTTCTTATATACAAGAATATATTGCAAAAAACTTTTTCAAAACTAAAAGCCAATAGATTCGCTATTATAATCATGGGAGAGGTCCGCGATAAAACTGGTGCATATATTGGCACAATCCCAAAAACAATTCAGATCATGGAGGAGGCTGGATATAAGTTTTACAATGAAATTATTTTAATAAATAGCGCCGGAACATTGCCGTTAAGGGCTGGAAAATCAATGCAAGCGACTCGCAAAATTGGAAAAATGCATCAAAATGTTCTTGTTTTTCTGAAAGGTGATGCGAAAAAAGCGGCGAATGAACTTGGTGAAATTAAATCAAATCTAATGGCTAAAGATGAAGACTAACGGTGAACATGTTACGGCTGACGTTTGGTTGCGCGAATCAAGTTTTGATTCGTTGAATATATCTTCTTTTGTAGAAGACGCACTGACTAAGAGTGGAATGAACGTGCTTGGGTCTGCAAAACATGATTTTGGAATTGGAGCTTTTACTGGCGTTTGGCTTTTGGCTGAGAGCCATTTTAGCATTCATACATTTCCAGAAAGAAATTTTGTTAGTTTAGATTGTTATACTTGTGGCGCAAACGGCAAGCCACTTGCTTGTGTAGTTGCGGTACTGAATAAATTTGACGTTGAAACGGTCAATATTAGTTTGTTTCCGCGTGGCGTGTGAAAATGAATAGTTCATTATGTGTTACAAATGTGAGCATCGCGCCCTTCTTTTGTAACAGCGTAAATCATGGTGCGTTTGTCGCCAAAAGTGCGCCCATAAGTGCAAGCATCTTCAAAAGTCTTGAATTCTTTGCGTATTCTGTTAGCAGGGCGAAGGCCGCGCACTGCTGTAAAGTATGCTGCATTGCGAAAGCAAAAGTCACGCTGCGGATCGTTGAAAACCATTTTTTGTCCTCCATCTATAAGTGTGATATAATGCAAAAATCTGCAAAATGCAACACCATTTGTAAGAAACAAGCATGACCGACGAACTCAAAGCCAAGCCCGGACGCAAGCCGCATGAGCCGACAGACGCGCAGCGCCAGCTTGTCTCGCTCCACGCAACGGTCGGCACCACGCACGAGAGCATTGCCGAAATCCTCGGCATCCACAAGGAGACGCTTTATAAGTATTATTCAGCCGAACTTAAGCAGGCACGCGACAAGGCCAACGCAACCATCGGCGGTGCGCTCTTCAACAAGGCCAAGGCTGGCGATACAACCGCAATGATCTTCTGGCTCAAGACGCGCGCGCGCTGGCGCGAAACCGTGGACATCTCCAACGAAGATGGATCACTGAAGCCAGAGCCAGTCGCTGCCGCCGTCCTTGCTGCGCTCAACAAGATTTACGATGACGCCGAGTGAGCATCGAGCCGCCAACCATCAACGGCTCTATAAGTTCGCACGCACGATCTACCGCGCCCGCACCAACCAAGAGATGCTGCCGAACGATCATCAGCGGGCGATCTGCCGCAGCCTTGAGCAGGTCTTCGCCCACCGCATCAAGCGGCTCATCATCAACGTGCCGCCTCGATCCGGCAAGACCGAGATTGCCGTCAAGGCATTCATCGCCTGGACCATCGGCCTCGTGCCAGATGCAGAATTTATCCACGCCAGCTATTCCAAGCGACTCGCCACATCCAACGCATATGACATCCGCGCCATGATGCAGCACGAGACCTATCGATCAATATTCCCGTGGGTGTCGCTCCAAGACGATAGCAAGGCAAAGGATGAATTCCGCACATCACACGGCGGCATCGTCTACGCAACCGGCGCAGAAGGGACCATCACCGGCTACGGCGCTGGCAAGATGCGAGACGGCTTCGGCGGTGCCATCATCATCGACGATCCGCACAAGGCAGGTGAGGCAACCTCGCCCATCATGCGCCAGAACGTAATCGACTGGTATCAGACCACGATTCAGTCACGCCTTAACAAGACCGACACGCCGATCATCGTCATCATGCAGCGGCTCCACGAGGATGATCTTTCCGGCTGGCTTCTAGGCGGCGGCTCTGGCGAGAAGTGGGATAGCCTCGTGATCCCTGCCCGGGATCCAGATGGCTCATCGTTCTGGCCGGAACAATTCCCGCCCGAGATGCTCGACCGCCTCGAGCAGTCCAGCCCCTACGTCTTTGCAGGTCAATACATGCAACGACCAGCCCCGCTTGGGGGCGGCATCTTCAAAGATGAGTGGTGGCGGTTCTACGAGGCCATGCCGCCGCTCAAGTGGCGCGCGATCTATGCCGACACCGCGCAAAAGACAAAGGAGCAGAATGACTATTCCGTCTTCCAATGCTGGGGCCAAACGCAAACCGGACAGATCGTGCTGCTCGATATGGCACGCGGCAAATGGGAGGCTCCAGAACTTGAAACGATGGCCCGCGCGTTTTGGCAGAAGCATCATTCCCAGCCGTATCATGGGCCGCTTCGAGCCTTCAAGGTCGAAGACAAGGTAAGCGGCACCGGCTTGATCCAGAAGCTGAAACGTGAGGGCATCCCCATCATTCCGATCCAGCGGAACACCGACAAAGTGACACGCGCATTTGATGCCGCGCCCTACGTCCAATCCGGCAATGTCTACATCATGTCCAACATTGATCACCTGGCCGATTTCATGTCCGAGGCCTCGGTCTTTCCCAACGGCACACATGATGATATGATAGACGCCGCAATGAGTGCAATTTCCGATATGACCGCGCCGCAGTCTGCTCCTGCGGTTCGCGCCTTGTGAGGTTCTAGATGGGACTTTTTGACCGTTTCCGCCGCCCGCAAGAGCGCAAGGAATCCGCTGCCGCCAAGCTGATGGTGATCAATCCCGGCCAAGCCGTGTGGTCTCCACGCAACTATGAATCCTTCGCCAGGGAAGCCTATGGCAAGAACGTGGTGGCATATCAGGCCATCAACCGGATCGCTGATGCCATCGCATCCGTCAATCTTGGCGTCTACCGTGGCGAGACGGAACTGGTTGACCACCCGCTCATCACCCTGCTCGAACGACCGAATCCGCTTCAGTCCTATTCCGATTACGTTCGCGCCAAGGTGTCGTTCCTGATGATCGCGGGCAACGGCTACGAAGAGCGGTTCATGGTGGGCCGCGAGGTCAAGGAGCTTTACCAGCTTCGACCAGACCGCATGAAGATTGTTCCATCATCCAATGGCATCCCGTCTGCATACGAGTACACGCTCGGCCAGAACAAGGTGCGATGGGAGATGGACCCGCGCACGCTTACCTGCGATGTGCGGCACTTGAAGCTGTTCAACCCGTTGAACGATTGGTACGGCATGAGTCCAATCGAGGCAGGTTCATACGCTATCGACCAGAACAACGAAGCCATGAACTGGATGCAAGCCTTGCTTCAGAACTCGGCGCGTCCTTCCGGTGCATTGACCGTCAAGGATTCCGGTACGCTATCAGACGAGAACTTCAACCGTCTCAAGGCGCAGATCGAGGAACAATACTCTGGCTCCTCCAATGCCGGTCGCCCGATGCTCCTCGAAGGTGGCCTTGACTGGAAGCAGATGGGCTTGTCACCCGATGATATGTCCATCATCGAGACCAAGTTCTCCTCGGCCCGTGACGTTGCCTTGGCCTTCGGCGTGCCGCCGCAGCTTCTCGGCATTCCTGGCGATAACACCTATTCCAACTATGCCGAGGCCCGTCTGGCCTTCTGGGAAGACACGGCGCTCCCACTGCTTCAAATGATCGTAAACGATTGGAACGCATGGCTCGGATCCATCTACGGTGTCGAGATCAAGCCTGACATCGACAGCATACCGGCGATTGCCGAGAAGCGTCTTTCGATGTGGCAGATGGCTGACCAGTCACAAGACCTCACCATCAATGAGCGCCGCGCGTTGAAGGGCTATGGGCCAATCGATGGCGGTGATGTCCTGTTCGTTTCTTCCGCCGAAATCCCCTTGAGCGTGGCAGGAGACACCTCAGTTGACATGACAGTCGAGGAAATGAAAGCTGTGGCCTATGGCACGACGCCTAATCGATAATAACAAGCGCCGGGAGCATCGCCGTCAGGTCGCCTTGCTCGACCGCCTGACGGTTCAATTCCGCGCCCGCCTGCAACGCGAGATCGCCACCGCCATGAAAGACATGGTGGAGATGTGGCTCCAGACCAATCAGGTGACTTTACCGCGCGGATTCCATGACCGCATCGAGGCGACCTATCGCCAGATGGCGATGGCGTCGATCACGCAATTCGGGCTTCGCATTCTCGACCAAGGCAAGGCGCACGGCCTGCCGCTGGAGACGAAGGAATCCTTTGCCCAGATCATGACGCGGCTGGCGCTGCGCTATGTCCAGCAGGAGATGATCCGCCGCCGCATCACCGAGGTGACGGAAACAACCCGCCGCCAGATTGTCAATGCCGTGGATCGCGGCTATCGCGAAGGCCTTGGACAGCGCGGGGTTGCCGATGCCATCCTCGATCTGGTGCCTTCCCTGTCCTCGACCCGGGCGAACGTGATTGCCCGCACAGAGACGCACGGCGCTGCTAATTACGGCTCCCAGGAGGCCGCAAAGCAGACTGGCTTGCCATTGTCCCGCGAGTGGCTGGCTGCTGCTGATGACCGCACCAGAGATACGCATCGAATCGCTGCTACTCAACCGCCGGTGGGCATGGACGAAAAATTCAAGGTTGGCGATGCCGAACTCATGTTTCCCGGTGATCCAGAAGGCCCGGGCGATGAGGTCATCAACTGCCGTTGCGCCGTTGGTTACATCGTGGACGAAGCCGCCCTTGAGGCCATGTTGTGATTTCAATCAAGCAATGATATATTCCCCTCATGCCTAGCCCCGGCCCGACCGAAAGCGAAGACGAATTTCTCTCCCGTTGCATGAGCGACGAGGAGGCGATGTCTGATTTTCCTGATGAAGATCAGCGTTATGCCGTCTGCATTTCCAAGTGGGAAGGCAAGGCCGATGGATATTCACCGAACGAGGCAATGGCACGAGAAGCCACACGCGGCCTCGAATGGCGTGATGAGTTCAACCGTGGTGGCACCGAGATCGGCGTTGCCCGCGCTCGTGACATCAAGAACCGCCGCAACCTTTCGCTCGATACCGTCAAGCGCATGGTCTCATACTTCGCCCGCCATGAGGTGGACAAGCAAGGCCAAGGATTCTCCCCCGGCGAGGATGGCTATCCGTCCGCTGGCCGCATCGCATGGGCCTTGTGGGGCGGTGATCCTGGCCGCTCATGGGCCAACGCAATAGTTCGCAGAGAAGAGGGCGACAAGTTCATGTCCGAACCGATCCAGCATAAATCCGTTGCCCTGACGCTCAAGCGCGAACCGGATCAAGATGGCGTCTTCGAGGGCTATGCCTCCGTGTTCGGCGTTGTCGATCAGGGAATGGATGTGGTCGAACGCGGCGCATTCCGCAAATCGCTCGGCTCTCGTAAAGTCAAGATGCTATGGCAGCACGATATGAGCCAGCCCATCGGCGTCTGGGACGACATCTACGAGGACGAGCGTGGCCTGTTTGTCCGTGGCCGTCTGCTCAAAGAAGTAGAAAAAGGCCGCGAGGCAATGGCGCTTCTACGCGCCGGGGCCATCGATTCCATGTCTATCGGATACCGAACAATGGAAGCCATCCCTGAGGGCGATGGTCGTGTTCGCAAACTGATGGAACTGGACCTGTTCGAGATCAGTCTTGTGACGTTCCCGATGCTGCCGGATGCAAAGGTGACAAACGTCAAGTCGATCACCACCGAAAGAGATTTCGAGCGTTTCCTGCGTGATGCAGGATACTCTCGCAAAGAGGCCGTGGCTCTCACTCTCCACGGATTCAAAGCCCTACAGAGACAGCGGGACGCTGGCGATGAAGAGGCCGTAATCGAGGGCGTAGACGCCCTTTTACAGTCACTGTCAAAGCTAAAGGAATTCCTGCATGTCAGAGGAAATCAAGAAGGCCGTCGGCGCGGTTGAGGCGCTGCACGCCGGATTCGAAGAGTTCAAGAAGGCCAACGACGAACGCCTTGCCCAGATCGAGAAGAAGGGCAGCGCCGATGTCGTGACCGAGGCCAAGCTTCAGAAGATCGAAGCCGATCTTGAGAAGGCCCAGAAGATTGCTGACGAGGCCGTTCTGGCTTCCAAGCGTCAGTCCCGCATCGTCACCGACGAGCGTGGCGAAGTGGTCGATCTGGACCGCAAGGCCCAGGAGTGGGCCTCCATGAACGCACGCCGCCGTGGCGCTGTTGCTGGTTCCTTCGGCGCTGCCGACATGGACGGCTACAAAGCCGCGTTCGACACCTTCCTCCGCAAGGGCGAAGAAGTCATGGGGCCGGATGAGCGCAAGGCTCTGTCGGTCGGCACCGATCCAGATGGCGGCTATGTGGTCAATCCCGACCTCTCTGGCCGTATCGTGATGAAGGTCTTCGAGACCAGCCCGATGCGTGCATACGCCTCGATCCAGGTCATCTCCTCGGATGCCCTCGAAGGCCTGTTCGATCTCAACGAAGCCTCTTCGGGCTGGGTTGGAGAAACGGACAGCCGTCCTGAGACCAACACGCCGCAGCTTGGCAAGTGGCGCATTCCTGCCCACGAACTCTATGCGAAGCCCAAGGCAACGCAGAAGCTGCTCGATGACGCCTCGATCAACATGGAAGCATGGCTTGCCTCCAAGGTTTCCGAGAAGTTTGCCCGTGACGAAGCCAACGCTTTCGTTGTCGGCAACGGCGTCAACAAGCCCCGTGGCTTCCTGACCTATTCGTCTGGCACCACGCTTCCCGGCACCATCGAGCGTTTCGATACCGGCGTGAACGGCGCATTTGCCGCCGCTCCCAACGGTGGCGATGTTCTCATCAACGCGCTCTATGGCCTCAAGCAGCAGTACCGCGCCAACGCAACTTGGTTCATGAACCGCGCCACGCTCAAGCTGACGCGCAAGCTCAAGGACTCGGACGGCGCTTACCTGTGGTCTCCCGGCATCGCTGCCGGTCAGCCCGCTTCGCTGCTCGGCTATCCGGTCGCGTCCTTTGAGGACATGCCCGATCCGGCCACGGATTCGCTCTCCATCGCCGTTGGCGATATGCGCGAAGCCTATCAGATCGTGGACCGCCTCGGCATCCGCACTCTGCGCGATCCCTACTCTGCCAAGCCCTACGTTGAGTTCTACACCACGAAGCGTGTGGGCGGCGATGTCGTGAACTTTGAGGCTCTCAAGCTGATCGAGTTCACTGCCTAAAGCACTAACGCGGGGCGGCAATAACGCCGCTCCGCAACCACGCCGATAAGAAGGATTCTTGAGATGCGTGATATGCTTTCAAACAAGCAGGTTGTCCTGCTTGGCACCGTGACCCTCTCTGGCACTACTGCCGGGGCTACTTCGTGGGTTGATACTCGTGGCTTCGACGCCGTGACGCTCATGCTTGCTACCGACACCGTGACCGATGCTGGCGCTGCTGCTGGCTTCACATTCACGGCCCAGCACTCCGACACGACCGTTGCTGGTGACGCTGCGGCCATTGTCGCTGCTGATTCGGTTAATGGCACGATTGCCCTGTCTGTCACTGCCGATGGCGATGACAACAAGATCATCGGCGGCATTGGCTACAAGGGTTCCAAGCGTTATGTTCGCATGAACGGCGTTGGCACCACCGGCACCGATGCGACCGTCAAGGTCTACGGCATCCTCAACAAGCCGCATCGCGCTGCCACCACGTTCGTCGGCAGCAACGTGGCCGCTACCTAAACTTGACTAAGGGGCGGCTCCTTCAATGGGGCCGCTTCTCTCATCGTAAAATCTGCAATTGATTTGTTCACAATGATCGCGCCGTAAGGATGCAGGGCTGATGCCGACGACAACTGGTTTCGCAACTGACCTCATCACGTTCTCGCGCGGTTCTCTTGCTACCGTGACGGACAGCGACGGCTACATCAATTGGGCTCAGCATAATCTGCTGTTGGCAAGCGAGCAGTTTGACACCACAAGCTGGACGAAGAGCAGCGCCACGGTAGCTGCAAATTCAATTGCAGCCCCTGATAATGCGGTTACGGCGGACACTATCGCCGCCTCGGGCGCGAATGGCACGGTTTTGCAGTCCTACACGGCTGTTGCTGTACCCTACGTCTTTGGCGTGTGGCTGCGCCGCAAGACCGGGGCGGGCAACATTCAGATTGCTGCCGACAACGGCACATACACGACCGTTACAATCACCAACGATTGGGCGCTCTACACTGTCACGCAGACCCCGACGGCTGGCACGAAGAGCGCGGGCATCCGCATTGTCACCAGCGGCGATGAAGTCTACGCATGGGGCGCACACCTCTACCGCTCCGACCTCGGCGGGATGCAAGCCAACGCCTCCGCGTATCCGATGTACAACCCCAGCACGCCGAAGAACCTGTTGGGTTTCACGGAAGCGTTTGATAATGCGGCGTGGACGAAAGGAAACTCCAGCATTTCTGCAAATACCATAGCGGCTCCAAATGGCTCATTGTCTGCCGATACGTTGGTTTCAGCGGCTTCAACTACTGCAACATTTACGAACCAAGCGTTCACATCGACTGCGGCAGCGTACACCTTTTCCGTTTATGTGAAGGCATCTGGCGCACGTTTCGTCCAACTTTTGTGGACTGGAGGAATATCTACTAATTTTGCTAACTTTGACCTTACGTTGGCGACTGTAACCTCTGGCAATTACACATCGGCTTCCATCACGGACGCCGCAAACGGTTGGTATCGCCTGGCGATTACCAGCACACTTTCTGGGGCGGCTGGTAATACAAACATCAATCTGGTTGATAGCGGCGCTGCTACCCGAGGCTCTTCGTTCACTGGCGATGGCATCTCTGGCGTCTATCTCTGGGGCGCGCAACTCTCCGACAGCGCGTCACTTGACCCTTACACGCCTAACTTTGGCGCGGCTCCGAGCGCGGCGGCTGCACACGGTCCTCGCCTTGACTACGACCCGTCAACGCTGGCGGCAAAGGGGTTGCTGGTGGAGGAGCAGCGGACAAATTTGCTGTTAAACAGCGAGCAGTTTAATGACGCCGTTTATGTAAAAGTAGCAACGACTGTAACCGCAAACGCAACAACAGCTCCTGATGGAACAGCTACTGCTGACAAAATTATATCTGATGCAACAAATGTGCAGCATTCTATTGGTCCTTCAGTTACGTTTGCTAGTAACACAACGTATTCTTTGTCTGTATTTGCAAAGGCTGCGGAACGGTCTTCGTTTGCCTTTGGACCTCGCGGTAACGGCAAGCCTATAACAACGACATTCAACCTAAGCACGCTAAGTTTCTCTGGAGACGTTTCCACTGGTGGAACGATTGTTAGCAAATCATACCAGCTTCTCCCAAATGGCTGGATCAGAGTTGTGCTGGTGTTCACTACTGATAACAGTGGAACAGTACCTAGTAATGTTAATTTCTCCGATACGAATTTTGCCGTAGTGGCGGGTAACGGGGTAGATGGGATTTTTCTTTGGGGCGCACAGCTTGAAGCAGGTCCCTTCGCCACCTCCTACATCCCCACGGCTGCTGCGTCCGTCACCCGCAACGCCGATGTGGCGTTCGTGGCAACGAGCCAGTTTCCGTATAGCGCGACTGAGGGGACGTTGGTGGCAAACGTCTCGTTGATAGCCATTAAAAGTACCGTCCAAATGTACGCTGAACTCGGGGATGGAACATTTAATAACCGAATGGGAATTTACTCTGCGTCAACTACGGCTGAAGCAATAATTGACACGGTAGGTTCTCGTCAGGCGACACTTTCCATCGGGTCTGTTACAAGTGGTTCTGCTATAAAATCTGCACTGGCATACAAACTTAACGACATTGCGGCGTGCCTGAACGGTGGCTCTGTTTCATCTGACACGAGCGCCTTAATTCCAATTGTCAATGTATTGGCTATAGGAAGTCAAACCGCAAGATTTGCTGATATCAACGGCCACATCCGCCAGATCACCTACATCCCGCGCCGCCTGACCAACGCAGAACTTCAAGCGAGGACAGCATGATGAGCAATGACCTGATGTACCGCGCCGCAGACGAAGCCACATGGGACGCATGGGCGGCTATCGTCAGCCTAACCTATGATGACCTCCCCAACGGCTGCTATATTGATGAAATCGGCCCCGTGGTTGTCACTCCGGCTGTTGTTAACCCCGATGGCGATATCATCACGCCCGCCGTGATGGATGATCGTTATCATGTCAATGTGCGCCTGACACAGATCGCAGGGCCGCGTCCTGATCCGCTGCCAGAAGACTACGTGCCGCAGGGCCATGATCCTGCTGTGCTGGCTCAAGGTGGCCCCGGCGTTGAATGGCTTGACCCGGCGACTGTCGAGCATCCGTGCCGCATCTGGGCTGGCGGGATGAATTACTACATGCCAATCGCATCGGAGCAATCAAATGAAGGTTAAACTCATCCGCCAGTTCTCTTGTGCGCCAGAAGGCCACACGGTTGTGCGATTCGATGCTGGCTCGATCCTCGAAGGCAACCTTGCCGTCTTGGCGATGGACGAAGGTGCTGCTATTGAAGTGGCAGAGATGCCGCCGCTCGAAACCAAAATCGAGACGCCAAAGAAGAAAGCCAGGAAAGGTTAATCCATGAGCCTTCGCGCCGCCGTTCCGCTTTATCAGTTCCGAGGTTCTGTTCTTACGTCCGCCCCTGCATCCGAGCCGGTGACGGCTGCGGAACTCCGCACGCATCTTCGCACTGATTCGACGGAACTTCCTGACGCTGAGGCCAATACGCTCATCACGGATGCTCGAACCGAGATCGAGAACATGACCGGCCTTGCGTTCATCACGCAGTCATGGCGGCTCTCACTTGATCGCTGGCCCGCTGGTGGCGAGGCGTGGTGGGATGGCGTGCGTGAGATGTCGATCACAGAACTGGCGCGCACCAGCACCATTCAAAGCCTTGCTATCCCGCGTTGGCCTCTTCAGTCGATTACATCGGTCACTGTCTATGATGAAGGCAGCAATGCAACGGCCATCACGGTTGCCAATGTCTTCGACGTTGACACATATCAGACGCCTGGAAGGTTGACACTCAAGCGCGGTCAGACTTGGCCGGTTGCTCTGCGCGCCAATGACGCCATCCAGATCATCTATGTGTCTGGATTCGCCAATGCAGCAGCAGTGCCGTCTCCAATGAAACGTGCCGTCAAGCAGCTTGCGGCTTTCCTCTATAGCAACCGTGGAGATGACTGCGATGCAAGTGATGCCTATGACGCATCCGGCGCTTCGGTCATTATGGCTCAATATAAGGCCATGAAGATATGACCTATCCCAGCAGTCTCGACATTGCGCGCGGACTGGCTTCTGGTTGTCGGTCATTCAACAAGTTTGGCCGAAATACATCTGTCGGTTCCAGCTTCGTGCCTGTATCTCGCTCTGGCTTCTATCGCACGCCCCAAGCAAATGCCCATGTTCATCTCCGCATCAAGGCCGGTGGCAATGCCAACGACACGGCCAACGGTTCCGGGGCGAGAGAAATTGTTTTAATCGGCATTGATGAGTTCGGTGACTATACCACCCAGGCGCTGGCAACAGCAGGTGCATCCGCAAGCGCGCAAACATCGAAGTCATTCATCCGCCTGTTTGATGTCTATGTGTCCAAGTCTGGAACATATTCCACGCAGACCGCTAGATCGCACGCCGGGACGATAACCATTGAGAATGCCGCAGGAGGAGAGGACTGGGCAGTTATTGTCGATGGTACGCTAGGACGCGGAAAGACAGAGATGGCTGTCTACACTACTCCGCGTGACCGGAGTGCGGCACTCCGCAACGTGACCATCTCAAGCGATTCCGACAAGAAGGCCAACATCGTTCTCTACAAGCGAGAGAATATCTTGGAAGTAGCAGCACCATATACCTCGATGCTGCTCGTGACCGAGTATCCGCAAAGTGCCGGACTTCTCGACGTTGTTTTCGATCCGCCGCTCTACTTCCCGCCGCTGTGCGACTTTGGCTTCCTCGCCAATGTATCGGCCAGCACCGTCGATGTCTCCGTCAACATGGACATTATAGAGTTTACCACCCGATGATGAAATGTTGCGACATGAATTCCGGCAAGCTGAAAGAGCCGGTGACGTTCCAGCGCCGCACCTTGACCAGTGATGGTGCAGGAGGCCAGACGGAATCCTGGGCTACCGTTTCCGGCGCACCGACCCGCGCCTATGTGGTGCCGGTTGGCGGCTCAGAGCGATTTGCCCATGACCGCACCGAGGCAACCGTTCGGTTGCGCCTTGTGGTTCGATACACCTCGGCGTTGCTGGATTCCGACCGGGTGCAGATCAGAAACAAGATTCACAACATCCGGTTCCTCGATAACATGGAGTTCGCGAACAAGTGGCTTCAGATCGACGTTGATGGCGGGGTCGCAACGTGACGGATGTCAAGGTCGAGATCAAGGGCTTGAAAGAGGTCAACGCGGCCTTGCAAGCCTATGGGAAGGACCTTGGCAGATCTCTGGCTCTCATTGTCGATGCCACCGCCTTGGAAGCCGTCACGGACGTCCGCAAGGCCATACAGGGGCCACCCAAGACAGGCAGGGAATATGCCAGAGGCGTGAACAAGGACAAGGTTCACCGAGCATCTGCTCCGGGTGAAGCACCGGCCACCGATACCGCCGGGCTTGTCATTTCGATCTACAACGAAAGCCGTGGCAAGTATTCAAAAGCCATTGGAAGCCGTCTTGACTATGCCTACTACCTTGAGTTCGGCACCTTCAAGATGGCGAAACGTCCGTCTTGGATTCCCGCCGTCGAACGGGTAATTCCAAAGATGCTGAAACGGGTCGAGATTGCAATCGCCAAGGCCAAGGCACGCGCGGAGAAGACAACGAAATGAAATCTGATGATCTTCAGACGGCAGTCTACAACCGGCTTAACGATAGCGCCGTTACCAGCCTTCTCAGCACCTACTACAGCCCGCTCGTGGCGATCTTTACCGATGTCCCACAGGCGGCTGACAGTGAATTGGAATCAGCCTTCCCGTTCATCACCATCGGGGCTGACACGATCAATCCTTTCGACAGCAAGGATGATCTTGGCGGATCGGCCATCGTTCAGATCGACGTATGGGACCGTGCCGCATCCATGCTCGATCTGAAGACCGTAGTTGATGCCGTCGATGGCAGGATGCGCCGCCAGCCGCTTTCTATTGCGGGCGTCACGCATATCACCACCGAACTCGACTCTTGCAATTTCTCGCGCGATCCTGATGGCAAGACCAAGCGCGGCCTCATCTTGTACCGTGTATTGTGGATTGCATAGTTTCCGTGATATAATCACGGCCAAAGAAGAGGTTCTTGCATGGCTATTTCTGGCCGATCAGTTCGCATAAGCCGCAACGGCTCCAACATCGTGGGCGCTCGTGCTGACAGCGTGACGATCAATAATGAGCCGCTCGACATCACTGACAAGGATGATGCTGGTTGGCGCACCATGCTGACCGATGTCGGCTTGCGCTCTGTCTCTTGCGAGATCGAAGGCGTGCTCAAGGATACCGTCCTCTTGGCGGATTCCGTCGGCACGGCCACCACGGCGCTACTCAAGGAGTGCGTGGTCACGATAAGCGGCATCGGCACCTTGACCGGCGACTTCATGCTCCAGGGCCTTCAGATCGGCGCGGAACAGGCTGATGTTGTAACCTTCACTGCCACTCTTGAGAGCGGCGAGAACATGACGGCCACCATCGGCCCCTACAACACCGTTCTCCCGGCGATCACCGGCACACTCTCCGGAACCAACGTCCAGACCACTACCAACGGCACATGGGCTGGCGATGCTACGATCACCTTCGCCCGTCAGTGGCAGCGTGGCAATGTTGCCGATCCCAATGACCCGTCATGGGCCAACATCGCTTCTGCAACCAACCTTACATACACACTCACAGGCTCCGACACCGGAAAGTATATCCGGTGCCGTGTAACCGCCACCAATAGCGTAGGGTCTACGGTGGCCTTCTCTAACATCCGTGGACCCGTGACCTAAGAAAGGAACTGAAACATGCCCGCAATCGCTGGACGCAAAGTCCGTATCAAGCGTGGCTCGACTGCCGTGGCTGGTGCTCGTGCCGATAGCTTCACCATCAACAATGAGCCGATTGACATCACCGAAAAGGATGACAACGGCTGGCGCAAGATGCTGGCTGATGTCGGTGTCCGCTCCATCGATGCCGAAGTCGTAGGCATCCTTGAGGACACCACCTTCCTGGCGCTTGCCGTTGGCACCGCCTCGGCGCTGCTCGAAGCCTACACCATCGAACTGCTTGGCCTTGGATCGTTCACCGGCAACTTCTTCCTTGCCAGCTTCGCTGTGACCGGCGAACAGGCAGACGCCACGACCTTCACGGCCTCGATCCAGTCCTCTGGAACGATTACGTTCACGGCATCGTAATCATGGCAATCTTTCGGGAGCTAACAATCAAGTGGAAGGGTGAAGAGTATCGCTTCGTCCCTTCCATGAAGCTGATGCGATCAATCGAGATGGGCGACATATCCTTCACGGACATCGCCGTTCGCACAAGCCAAGGTCATCCGCCTGTCAGCCACATCTCTTTCGTGCTTGCAAAGATGCTGACGGCGGCAGGGTGCAGGGTCACGGACGAACAGGTCTATGAGGAGTTGATCAATGGCAGCGCAACAGACGTTGCCGATTTGATTTCCTTGGTCATGCTGGCCTTCTCTCCGTCCGAGACCAAAGCAAAAAATCCAGACGCCCAGACCGAAAGCCAGTCGAAGGCGAGGGCGAAGATCATGGAGAGTATGGAGAACTAGACTGGAACGGGATGTATCTATGGGCGAGGGAATGGGGAATTCAGCCTAGCGAGTTCTGGGAGATGACCATTCCCGAGTGGTGGTTGGAATACGAGTTGAAGAAACCGAAAGAGCCAGGCGAAACATACGCCGGGAAACTGACTAGGGCCGATGTAGAGGAATTAAAGGAACTGTTGCATGGCTCAAGTTAGCGGAATCGAAGTCAAGATCAGCGCCAATACGGATGACTTCGACAAGGGCATTGCCAGTGCTGGCAGCAAGATACAGAACTTCTCGAAGCTTGCTGCCGTTGGTCTTGCTGGCTTTGCAACAGCGGCGGCGGCTGGCGGAGTCGCCATTGGTGCGCTGACCAAACAGGCCATCAACTTCGCCGATGAAATCGGAAAGACTGCTCAGAAGATCGGCATGACTTCCGAGAGCCTTTCACGGTTAGAGTATGCCGCTAAACTTTCGGATGTGTCTCTAGGCCAATTGCAAGTCGGTCTTGGTCAGCTTTCCAAGAACATGCAAGCCGGGAACGAAGCCTTCACGGCTCTTGGCATTTCGGTCACTGATGCACAAGGCAATCTGCGCGGCACAGAGGAAGTGCTGCTCGATGTGGCGGAACGCTTTGCAGGAATGGAAGACGGCGCTGGCAAAACAGCGTTAGCGATGGCCATATTGGGCCGCTCCGGTGCCGATCTGATTCCGATGCTCAATGCGGGCCGCGATGGCCTCGCACAGATGACCGAAGAAGCTAGTCGTTTTGGTCTTGAGATTTCGACAAACACCTCAAAAGCGGCGGAAGGTTTCAACGACAACCTAACGAGGATCACCAGCCTATTCACTGGTTTAGCAAATACAATCGCGCAAAAGTCAGCGCCAAAAATGAAGGACTTGACTGACAGGTTCATCAAATTCGTAGAAGAAGGTGACTATGTAGAAAAGATAGCGAACCTAATTGATGGTGCATTCGGCATGCTGGCCGAGACAGTACAATTCCTGACATCGGCGTGGGAAGCATTTACCATAAGGTTGAATGCCGCTGGCGTTGCGCTTGAATACATCAAGCAAGGACAGTTCGCAAATGCAATGGATGCTTGGGCAGCATCATCTGAACAAGTAGGCAAGGTGTGGGAACGCAATACTCAAATCCTTGCAAACATGCGAAAGAACTTTCAAGCTAGGCCAGAAGATGCAGCCGCATTGCTCGAAAGTGCTGGAAACTTTTCGTCTAAGTCAAAAGCGCCAAGGCTTCCTGGTGACGCCAGTGCTGGTGGAGAAGGTGCCGGTTCTACTGTTCCAGGCGTTGCACCATCGCAAGAGGTGGACGAATTCTATATGGCTAGGCTTGAGTCGATCCGCGATGGCTTTATGTCTGAGCGTGAAATTCTTGAGGCTGAATATGCAGCAGATATGGAATTGCTTCGCGGGCATTTGACCGGCAAGGATGAACTCGATGCAGAGTTCAAAGACCTTATGCTGCAACGTGCGGAGCAACACGCAAGTGATCTTGCATCCATTCAGTCTCAACGTCTTGATGGTGATCTGACTGCCGCGTCTTCCTTCTTTGGCTCTATGGCTCAAGTCGCACAAGCGGGCGGAAAGCGTCTGCTTAAAGTGGCGAAGGCCGCAGCCGCAGCACAAGCAATCGTTGACACCATCCGCGCAGCCGTTAGTGCGATGAATGATCCAACCGCCATCACGCCCATTCAGAAGTTCGCCAATTATGCCGCCGTCTTTGCCAAGGGCATGAGTGCCGTGGCGGCTATTAAGGGAGTCTCCGAAGGCGGCGGCGGCGGCGGTAGTAGTGGTGGCGGTGGTGGACGTAGAGGCGGTGGCGGTGGTGCATCCGCAGCCCCGGCAGCGGCATCGCCAACGACTACTTTCCAGTTTACAATGATGAATGATCCAATGGGCTTTGGCGAGAAGTTCGCCAGACAGTTCATCGACCAGCTTAACAGCACGCAGCGCAACGGCGGCACAATTCGCGGAGTGATAGCCTGATGGGACGGACGCATAAAGCATTGCCGACATCGTTGTTGGAAAGGCCACACTTTCAGCGGCTTCGCAACATTTGGTATGGCGTGAAGCACCGCACAAGTAACCCAGATCATTGTCACTTTAAGAACTATGGTGCTCGCGGGATCACGCTTTGTGAAAGATGGAACATTCTTGAGAATTTCTATCAGGATATGGTAGGCAGTTATCAGCCTGGATTGGGGTTAGAGAGAATTGATAACAATCGCGGATACAGCCCTGAAAATTGCAAATGGGCAGACAAGAAGGAACAGGCAAACAACAGGCGTTCAAGCCGACTAATTACTATAAATGGAGAAACACGCACGCTTGAAAAATGGATCGCATATAAGAACCTAAAGTCAAGCACGGTACGCCAGCGCATATACGGCCTTAACTGGCCTATTGATGTTGCACTTGAGATAAATAAGGAGACAGCCTGTGCCTGACATCAAAATTTCAGCACTATCAGCACTGACCGGGGCCAACACGGCCACGGATGACCTTTATGTGGTGGTGGACACAAGCGTCCCCGAGACCAAGAAGCAGACGCGCGCGGAGTTGTTTCAGAATGTTCCGGCTGCATCATTCGCAGGGGCAAACGTCTTCAACGATGCTGGCGCTGATGTAGACCAACGCATCGAAGGCGACACAGACGCCAACCTTGTTTTCGTAGACGCATCCACTGATCGCGTGGGCATCGGCACGGCAACGCCAACGGCGAAGCTGCAAGTCAACGGATCGTTTGCCCTTGCTGCTCCGGTGACTGTCACGACAGATTACACGGTTGCGGCTGGCGTGACATTCATCATAAGCAACCGCACGGGGTCATCAAACACGCTCACGCTTCCGACACCTGCAAGCAATACAGGCCGCATTCTCGTGATTTCTACCACACAGGCTCAGACAGTTGTGTCGGCATCTGGCAATGTAGTCCCGCGCGAAGGCGGAGGAGCTAGCACTCCTATTTTGCCAAACACCGATGGCGCATGGGCATTGCTTGTTTGTGACGGGACCAACTGGATTGAAATGGCAGGAACGCCGTGACCATAAGCACAGCCGGATATACCGTCTCCACGAATGAGCCGCTAAACCATGCCCGCATCTTGTGGGACATGATAACCGGCACTGTCTCTGGCGATGGAACCAATCCGGCTTATGCTGCCAATGACTACACATCGCAGCGGTGGGAGCTTGCGCCAGGCTCGAATAACTGGACTCTTGTGGCAGCGGCAGACGTATCTATCGATTGCGTTTTTATCGCAGCGCATAACCTATCTGGCAAGGTGGTGACAATCTCTACGGCGGCAACAGTCGGAGGTGGTCACACAACTCGTGCGACGATCTCGCCAACCGACAACTCGACCATCGCGGTGTTCTTCAATAACGCTGGGGCGCTCTACACCGTCCGCGAAGTGCGGGTGAACGTGAACGATGGCACGGACATCGCAATCGGCATCATCCGCGCTGGCGTTTCCTTGCAAATGCCAATACCGATCTACGGAGGGCATAGGCCGCTCAACCTCAACCGCGTCACCGAAGCACAGCAACAGTTCTCTGAGACCGGCCAATGGCTTGGGCGCATCATCAAGAGGCGTGCCGTCATTACATCTTACGATTGGGAATATCTGACAACGGCTTGGTACGACACATACTTCGAGCCGTTCGCGAAGACGCTGCCATTGCAGCCGTTCTGCATCGCTGGCAATCCCTCCAAGATCACGACCGATGTCGGCTTCGTCTGGACCGACCGAGACGTTGAACCGGTGAATATGGGCATCAAGGCTTATCGCTCTGTCAGCCTCGGCGTCACGGGATATTACTGATGACCTTTGCAGCGCGCCCCGTCGAGATTGTCGAGATCATCCAGCCGCTATGCTCACGCACCTTCGGCGTCTCGCCGTGCAATGCAACGGGCGATGCCTGTTGGAATACGGACCGCACCTGCAAGTTCTTATCCGCTCTCGATCTGAGCAAGTCGTTGACGCTGCGATTCGTCAACGATGACGTTTACGAGTGGCAAGATAACAACACCAATCTGCTGACAGAGAATGGCAACACGCTCGTCACCGAATCGGGCGATCCGTTCTTGATCGATTACATTTACCAGCCCGCACTCGCCATCCCGGCAATGCAGAACTATCAGACGGCTCCGACCGTCCTCAACGTGGCCTCTGGATCGCGCAATAAAAGCCCGCTAGGCTATCGCGCCGTGAGCAATGTCCGCATCAAGGACTTCCCTTGGAATGACATAGGCACCGATCCCTATGTCTCCACGAGGGCTTATGATCCAGACCAGATCGGCAGTTTCTGGAGCAAGTGGCTTGCCCGCAATCCGTACCACATCGGATACACGCTCAACATCTACGAGGGGCTAATCGGTCAGCCACTCTCAGCTATGACGCAGCGGGAATATGTGATCGAGAAGATCGACGCCGGTCGCAATGGCGTTTCGATCACAGCCAAGGACATCCTGCGAAAGATCACCGACACCAACCTGACGGCACCATATCTAAGCCGTGGCGAATTGGCCTCCAA